AATCCTTTAAGATACGTAAATTATAACACATAAATAACTAAAAAAATAGTAAAAAATGTCAGCAATTATAACTGATCAACTTAGAATATTGAATGCAGAGAATTTTGTCTCAGCAGCAACTTCTACTGTGAACTCATATTATTCCTTTGTTGGTCTACCTAATGCTACTAATTATTCATCTACTTGGGATTCAAACCCTCCTGCACCTAAGGATAGTTTTGACCAAGAAGATGATTATTGGGATACTATGATCGCTCTGAAGAAAGTAACTTCTTCAGATATACGTAGAATGGTTAATAAGAATACTTGGACATCAGGTATAACTTATGATATGTATAGAGGGGATATTAGTAGGACAAATTTAGCACAACCTTCTGGAGCAACTAATTTATATTCTTCTAAATTTTATGTTGTCAATGAAGATTTTAAAGTTTATATCTGTCTACAAAATGGTACAGACCCAGAAAATACTACAGGAAGACCTTCACTAGACCAACCTACATTTACAGATTTAGAACCTAAAACAGCAGGTGATAGTGGAGATGGTTATATTTGGAAATATCTTTATACTATCAAACCAGGTGATATTGCTAAATTTGATTCTACTAACTTTATACCTGTACCTAATGATTGGGAAACAAGTTCAGATAATGCTGCTGTAAGAGATAATGCATCTAGTAGTGGACAATTAAAAATTGCTACTATTATTAATAGAGGATCTGGAATAGGAACTGCTAACAGAACTTATACAGGAGTCCCTGTAAATGGAGATGGTTCTGGTGCTGAAGCAACTATTGTTATTAATAATGATGCTAAAGTTGAGTCTATTAATATTGCAAAGGGTGGTTCTGGATATACTTATGGTACTATAGATTTAGTTGCTGGTGGAGTTCCTGTAGGAACCACCACTCCAGTTTTTAATGTTATTGTTCCACCTCAAGGTGGACATGGTGCAGATGTTTATAGGGAGTTGGGAGCAAGTAATGTTTTAGTTTTCTCTAAAATTGAAAATGATACAGAAAACCCTGATTTTATAACAGGAAACCAAGTTGCTAGAATAGGTATTGTAGAAAATCCACAAGCATATGATTCAACTTCAAATTTAACTTTATCTAAAGCTAGTGCTTTATATGCATTAAAATTGATTGGAGCAGGTTATACAACTGCTACTTTCAATCTAGATGGGCAGGTCACTCAAACTGTAGGTCTGGGATCTACTGCTGTTGGTAGAGTAGTCTCTTATGATCAAACTACAGGAGTTTTGAAATATTGGCAGGATAAGAGTTTGGTTGGATTTAATACTGATGGTTCTTTAAAAACAGATCCAACATATGGTTTCTCATTACATTCATTTACAGCAAATCCAACAACTGGTGGAAACGTAAATATTACTAGTAATGAGGGTACTCTGGGGATAGATACTAATTTTGGTACAGCATCAAGTCCTGGTATAAGTACCATAATAAATAATAGAACATATTACCTTGGACAGAGTTTTAATCAAGGAGTCTCTAACCCTGAAGTTAAGAAATACTCTGGAAATATAATTTATGTTGATAACAGACCTTCTATTACTAGGTCTGCTAACCAAAGAGAAGATATCAAAGTCATTTTGCAATTCTAAAGAATCATGCCTCAGGAAACTAATTTAAACGTCGCTCCTTATTTTGACGATTTTGATACTACTAATAATTATTGTAAGATATTATTTAAACCTGGATTGCCAGTACAGGCAAGAGAATTAACAGGAATTCAATCTGTTCTTCAAGATCAGATTGAAAAATTTGGTCAACATGTTTTTAAAGATGGTGCTTCTGTAACTGGAGGTGGAGTTAGATATAATGGTGGATATACTTCTATTAGAATTCAGAGATCTAATGAAGGAATAGATGTACGTAGTTATCTTGATAGATTGATAGGTCAAGTAATAATAGGTAGTCAATCAGGAATAAAAGCTAAGATAAAATCATTTATTACCACATCTTTGAATGCAAGTTGGTATGTTGTATTTGTTAGATATTTAAGCACTGGTGGTGAAGATAATGAAGTATTTACATCTGGAGAGAGTTTATTATTAGATAATGAAGTAGTAACTACAAAAGGAGGAACCACTTTTCAACCAGGAGAACCTGTTGCTCAAGTAGTTAATGGTGAATGTGCATTTACTGGATCTGCTGCTGTATTATCTGAAGGTATATATTTCGTAAGAGGATATTTTGTAGATGTAAAAGCACAAACTATAATTCTAGATCCTTATAGTAGTGATGTAAGTTTTAAGGTTGGATTGAAAGTTAGAGAAAATATTGTTACTTCTGATCTAGATGAAAGTCTAACAGATAATGCATCTGGATTTAATAACTATACTGCGCCTGGTGCTGATAGATTAAATATTAATGTTCAGTTAGTAGCAATAGAACCAACAGAGTCAAAACCATCTAACTTCATAGAATTAATGGAGATTAGAAGGGGGCAATTGATTTATGTGCGCGATGAAACTGATTATAATGAATTAGCAAATGAATTAGCTAGAAGGACATTTGATGAATCTGGTAACTATTATACTAAACCATTTTCACTTATTGCTAAAAATACTTTAAATGATTATGAGGGAAATAATGGAATCTTTAATCCCAACCAAACAACGTATAATAACAATACTCCCAGTGATGATTTAGGAACATATAAATTATCACCAGGAAAAGCTTATGTTGAAGGTTTTGAAGTAGAAACTATAACTCCTACTTTTTTAGATTTTCAAAAACCAAGAACTACAAAACTTTTAGAAGATCAGAGTATTAATTATGTTACTGGTCCTACATTTACTTTGAATAGAGTTTCTGGATCTCCTATAATAGGAATAGGAACTGATTATACAGTAAGTCTAAGAGATCAAAGGGTTGGTGCTGCAGGTACTACTGCTGCTGGTAAAGAGATAGGATTGGCACGCGTATATGATTTTGCTTTAGAATCTGGTTCTTATAATGCTTCTAATGCTGATGAAAATGAATGGGATATTGCTTTATATGATATTCAAACTTATACTAATATAACTTTAAATACTAATCCAGTAAATGCTTTAGTTGTTCCAACTCAAATTAAAGGAAAATCTAGTGGTGCTATAGGATATTTAAGATATAATTCTGTTGGTACTGCTATTACTGCTTATAATACTAAAGGAACATTTGTTACTGGTGAGCAATTAATATTTAATGGAGTAGAAAGTGGAAATATTTCTGCAGGATCTACATCTTATACCACTAGTGATATTAAGTCTATTAATGGTACTGTAAGTACAGCAAGTACTTTTAATGCTGATGTAAAGCAAACTTTATTCTCTAGTCTTGGTCAAGTCAATATTAGCGCAGCAACAACTAGTGGAACCTATATGGGAATCTCCACAGTCACTAATACTGATCTTAGTCAATTTTTTGTAGGAATTGCTACTGTTGGTAATATTGTAGAATATACAAATCCAGGTAAAACTCTTCCTTCTTATGCAAGAATTGAGAGTGTTTCTCAAAGTTCTTTGACTATTTCTGGAGTTACTACAGTTTCTGGTGTTTGTGATGGTGGACTACCTACTATTATAGCTGGTGATGCTACTTCAGGTGAAATAAATCCATCTAATTTTAGAATATTAACTTCCCAATTCCAATCTTCTACTGATAATAATTTATACACAGAACTACCTAAAAAGAATATATCAAATATAGATTTAACAAATTCTCATATCACAATCAGAAAACAATTTGATGTAACTATAACAGATAATTCTACTGAAACTATTAGTACTGGAAATGCATCTGAGACATTCTTACCTTATGATGAAGAAGATTATATTTTAATAAGAACTGATGGTACAACAGAGTCTTTATCATCTGATAAGTTTGATTTTAATGAAGGATCTACTCAACTAGTAATAAATGGATTAGGAACAAATAGTCCAGCTAAGTTGACAGCTACATTACGTAAAATAAATGTAAAATCAAAAATTAAAGAAAAACAAAAAATTAATGTTCTTAATATAGTAGGATCTGCTAGTTCCATATCTGGTATAGGAACTACAACTTTAAATGATGGTCTTACTTATAATACAGTATATGGCACTAGGGTACAAGATGCTGAAATTTCATTAAATACTCCTGATGTTATGAAAATACATGGAGTATTTGAATCATCAGATACTAATGCTGCAGCTTTACCTGTAATCACATTTAGTTTTATCAATAGTCCATCAGCAAAAACAGGTGATCTTTTAATTGGAGATACCTTTATTGGAAATAATAGCAACTGCATTGGAATATATGTTAGTAAGAGCACAGATTCTGCTGTTGATTATATTCTTTTAAATGATTTTACTTTCCAAATAGGAGAAACAGTTACTTTTAGAGAATCTGGAATTACTGCTACAATAGGATCTATTACATTAGGTTCTAATAATATCACTGATGAATTTAATTATGATGATGGACAAAGAAGTACAATTTATGATTATTCAAGACTCATAAGAAAGGATGGTTATGATGCACCATATAAAAAATTAAAAGTAGTATTTGAATCAGCATATTTTGCAGGATCAGATACTGGGGATATTACAACTGTCAATTCTTATGATAATTTTAAATATGATAATTTGCCTGTAATTAATAATTCTAGAGTAAGTGATATTATTGATATAAGACCTAGAGTTTCTGATTTTTCAGGAACTTCCAGGTCTCCTTTTGAATTTTTAGGTAGATCTTTTACTGCATCTGGAAACTCTGCACAAAATATTTTAGCATCTGATAGATCTCTTTTAATAGATTATTCATTCTATCTTCCTAGATTAGATAAAATATATCTCACTAAAAATGGAACCTTCCAGTTGGTTAATGGTATTCCAGCAGAAAGTCCAGAATGGCCTGTTCCTATTGATGGAGCTTTGGAAATAGCTTCTATAAAACTTCCTGCATATCTTTTCAATGTTCAGAATGCAAGTATTACACTTGCATCTTATAAGAGATATCAGATGAGTGATATCAATAAACTTGAGAAGAGAATTGAAAATTTAGAATTTTATACATCACTCTCTTTACTAGAGAATGAAACTTTGAATATGCAGATCACTGATGCTGATGGATTGAATAGATTTAAATCTGGTTTCTTTGTAGATGATTTCTCTGATACAGAAAATCAACTTAAGAAAACAATTGTAAAAAATTCTATTGACTATCATAATGGTGAGTTAAGACCTGCTCCTTTTACTACTGAATTGGATCTTAAAATAGACAATACTAGTTTTAATGGTATTAGAAGAACTGGTCAAGTATTGACTTTAGATTATACTGAAGTTGTGCATGTATCACAGCTTTATGCTACTAGAGTAGAAAATGTTACTCCTTATCTTGTAAGTTACTATGGAGGAACATTAACTTTAACTCCAGATTCTGATATATGGGTTGACCAGGTTGTACTTGAAGCTAAGAATGAAGATCTTACTACTTATACTGAAAATTCAGAACAATTAGATCAAGCAGGATTTGATTCAAGAGCTGGATATGGACCAGTAACTTGGGGAGGATGGGCTGATAATTGGACAGGTTGGAGTAATGTAGGATCTTCTTGGATTGATGATAGTTGGAGGGGAAATAATTTAGTAAGAGAAACTTTTGTAAGTCAAACTAGAACTGGATCTTCTGAAAGAAAGGCAACTAGAAAATTAGTTAAAGAGACATTTAGTACTATTAATGAAGGACCTAAGGTAATTAATACTGAAATAGGTGCTCATATGAGATCTAGAAACATCAAATTTGATGCTAGAACTCTTAAGCCTTCAACTGGTCTTTATGCATTCTTTGATGGGCAAGATGTAGCAAAATACATTATACCTAAACTTGTTGAAATTTCTATGACAACTGGAACATTCCAAGTTGGTGAAGATGTTGTTGGAACTAATAGTGAAGGAAAAGAATTAATTAGATTTAAAGTAGCTCAATCAAATCATAAGAGAGGTAATCCATTAGAACCTAATGAAGTTTATAGTGTAAATCCATACTATCAATTTACTGCATTGACTAAAGGTGTTTCTATTTTAGTTGATACTATTGTACCAGATTCTTCATCTAATGGATCTACTGATGCATCAGCTTCATCTGATCTTAGCACTATTCCTGAATTATATTCATCAACCTCAACTATTTTAAATGTAGATTTGGATTCCTTATCTGAAAAAGCAGATAATACTTATTTTGGATATATTGAAAAAGGTCTTAAATTAGTAGGACAAACATCTAGTGCTCAAGCTTCAATTTCTAACATAAGACTTAGAAGTGATAATTTAGGAAGTATTGTTGGTTCATTCTTTATACCCAATCCTAATGATATAACCACTCCAAAATTTGAAGTTGGTAAGAAAGTCTTTAGACTTACAACCAGCAATACTAATAGTCAGTTAGAAGGAAATGTTGCTAGTGATGTTAGTGGAACATTTGAATCTAGTGGAAATATTAATACAATGCAATCCACTATTATTAGTGTGAAGAACATTCATACTGATATGATAACCAGGGTAGAAAGTAAATCTATAGGAAGTGATAGTAGAACACATCTAGTCAATTCTAGTATTATTGATAGTAGAAGAGAACCTACTTCTGGTGTATTGGAAGTTATTGATATTGGTGGTCCTAATGTCTTTGTTAATATTGATGTAAATGCAGTTCAAACTGATACTTATGTTGATTATGTTCCTGTATTAGATACTGCAGCAGAAGCAGCAACTTGGGCATCAGATGCTGGTGATGCTTATACACCTAAATTCGCAGGAAATAGTGCATTAAATGATATATCTGGTAGTGCTGGATATGTTGTTGTAACAGATTCTGCTGGTAGTACTCAAGCACAGATTAATGATCCTATAGCAAATGCTTATGCTTTAGCTGGCAATGATCCTCCAGACGAAGGAGCAATGAAGTATTGGACTGCATCAATTGCTGCAGAAGGGATTACTGATCCTCAAGCAATCCAAGATAGGATGGTTGAGCATATAGAATGGGCTGATTCTAAGACTGATGCTGAATTGACAGCATTTGGAGAAGCTAATGCAGAAGTAATTTCTGCAGGTTTTGAATCAATTGCTGATATAACTGGATTATCTCAAGGAGAATATGATCCTAATACAAATAGTGATTTAAAGAAAAATTGTGGACATGGTATACAAGACCCTCTTGCACAATCTTTCTGGGTTCCTCATGGAATAGGAATTTATGCTACTAAAGTAGATCTTTATTTTGGAACCAAGGATCAATTCTTACCTGTAACTGTTCAGTTAAGGACTATGAAACTAGGACTTCCAACAACTGAGATAATTCCTTTTGGTGAAGTTGTATTGAATCCTGATCAAGTTAATATTTCTGATGATGCATCTAGTAGAACAGTAGTTAGATTCCCTGCTCCAGTTTATCTTCCTGGTGGACAATCTTATGCTATAGTTCTTCTATCTCATAGTAATGAATATACTGCTTGGATTTCTAGAATGGGTGAAGTTGATGTTCAAACTAAGGATAAACCTGAATCAGAACAAGTAGTAGTAAGTGCTCAACCAACTTTAGGATCTTTATTCAAATCTCAGAATGGAGAAACTTGGAATGCTAGTCAGTATGAAGATTTGAAGTTTGTACTTTATAAAGCACAATTTAGTAATAGAACAGGAACTGTTAACTTTACTAATCCACCTTTAGTAACTAATTCTGATGATATCCCAGTATTATTAAAAGATTCATTGAGTATCAATTCTAATAAAATTAGGATTGGATTTAATACCACTATATCTGATACTGGTGTAACTGTTGGTAATATAATTTCTCAAGAAGGTAGTAATGCTACTGGAAGATTGGCTGGATTGGCAGGAACTGCAACTGGCAATTTAACCATTACAAATGCTGGTGTAGGATATACTCCATCATCAGGTGCTGCCACTTATCAAGATATTTCTCTCAATACAGTTACTGGTTTTGGTAGAAATGCAACTGCTAATATTACAATCACTAATGGTGTAGCATCTGCTGCAACCATAGCAAATGGTGGTAGTGGTTATGTTATTGGTGATGTAGTAGGTATAACATCAGTTGGTATTAATTCACTTGGAAATAATATTAGATTCTCTATTGGTGGTGTTACTGGCAATAATGAATTTGTTCTTGATAATGTTCAAGGAGAATTTGCTACTGGTGTTGGTAAGTCAATTAGATACACTACAAGTGCTGGAATAGTTACTCTTAATCATGCTGTAGGAGGAAATGTATTCCTATCAGGAGATCCTGTACAAAATAATGATGGTTTACATATCAAAATAAATCAGAAGAATCATGGTATGTATTCTCAAACTGGTAATGTTGTAACATTGAAGGGTATTGATTCAGATGTTCCTGCTACTCAATTATCTGCAGATTATGATTCAACTTCCACTGGTTCTATTATAGTTAATGATGGGACAAATTTTGCTGAATTTGAAAATGTAGGTGTTGGTTCTACTAACTTAGGATATGTTAAGTTGGGAAGTGAAATACTTTCTTATAGTGGAGTCTCTAATAATATATTAACTGGTGTTACTAGAGGAGTTGATTCTACTCAAACTCTGAGTCATAGTCAGAATGATTATGTTCATAAGTATGAACTAAATGGAGTATCTTTGAGAAGAATTAATACTAATCATACTACCTCAGATGCTACTGTTGCTAATGCTAAAGGTTTGGATTACTTTAATGTAAAAGTTGATATGTCTGCTAATGGTGTAGATAGATCTGTTGGAACTAGTCTTCCAAAACTACATTTCAATCAAACCAAATCTACTGGTGGATCACAGATTCTTTCTACTGAAAATATACCATTTGAAATTGTAACTCCAATAGTTCAAAATATAACACCACAAGGATCTAACCTAACAGGTCAACTTAGAACAATTACAGCATCTAGTATAGATGGATCAGAAGTCCCTTATCAAGATAAAGGATTTGAAGATATTAGTTTAATAACTGACAACTATATGTCAAGTCCTAGAATGGTAGCTTCTAGAATTAATGAGACTACATCCTTACCTACTCTTCCTAATAATAAATCATTCACAATGAGTCTATCTCTTTATGGAGCAGATCCTTCTGTTTCTCCTATTGTTGATTTAGATAGAATTGGGGTTATTCTTACATCTAATAGGATTAATAATCCAGTTAGTGATTTTGCTACTGATAATAGAGTTAAGACTCTAAAAGATGATCCTAATGCCTTTGTTTATGCATCCAAACCAATTTCATTGAAAGATGGAGCTACTGGAATTAAGATTCATATGGAAGGTCATATTAATGTCACTAGTGATATAAGAGCATTCTATGCTATTATGGAAGATCCAAGTGATGAGTTAGTTTATCAACCATTTCCTGGATATACTAATCTATTGTCCTCTGGACAGATTATAGATCCTGCTAAAAATAATGGACTTCCTGATAAGTTGGTTCCAAAGACTGATAAGATAGCATACAAATCAGAGCAGGTAGTATGGAATGATTATGAATTTACCATTGACAATCTTCCAACATTCAGAAACTTTAGTATTAAATTGGTAGGAACTGGTACTAATCAGGCACAACCACCTAGAGTGAAAGGTCTTAGAGTTATTGCACTTGCATAATATGAAAGTAGAAGGACACAGCAATCTCATAAGAGATGAAGTCAGTAATGCTATTTTGAATGTAAATTCATCTGAGTATAATCAATATCTTTCACAACGTGCTAAAAGAAAGCAAGGAAGTGAAAGAATAGATAATATGGAGAATGATTTGAAATCTTTAAAAGATGATATTAATGAAATCAAAACTTTACTAAGAGCACTATCTAATGGCTAAAAACACTCTTACATTTGATCCTAGTTCTGGTGTTGCATATGGTGTTAATCTCACCCTCAACACTGGAGCAGATTTGGATGCTGACTATACTGTAGTTGGTACATCTGGCACTGCATTTGACTTTACTGGATATACTGGTTCTGCTCAACTTGC